TGTAAAGGTCGCTCCCGTGATGCTAACTTTAATTGCATCATCAACTGTCCCAATGTTCCATCCCGTAGCACCAACCAACTTAACTGGCAAGAAAGTTGCGCCAGATGGGCCGTATACCGAGATGGAATCCGATGTCGTGTATAGGCGACCACCCGTAACTTCAACTTGTGAACCTGTAAATGTTCTTACAAAAACTGGGGATGCGGTGGAACCTGTGGCAATTATAGTACCGCTTACTGGAAGGGGATATCCTCCACCAGTTCCTTGGACCGAGATTAAACCACTGAACCCGGAGATACTGGCGGTTAAACCACCACCAACGGTAACTGGCAGCGGATTGCTGCTCGAAACCAAGGTATTGACCCCGGTTATACCAAAAGCTGCTTTAAAGATTTGGTAATGTGCCGTAATACCCGCAAACTGACCTACGTCGGTAGCTATTGCGGCGGTTAGTCCTGCTGTTTCGATAATTATGTTTTCGTTGTTATCCGAGGCCATTTGGTTTCCTATAAATAGTTCTAGAATATTTAGAACGTTTAGATAATTGCTTATTTTATTAAACGTGTTATTATAAGTGTGAGATCAACATGTATATAGACGATAGTGCTAAAGAAAAATTTTCAACAAAAGTATTAGAAAGAGTCACAAAAACCAAACTTTCCTTTATGGATTGTGTTTTGGAATTGGCAGACGAAATGGGATTGGATCCTGTTGCGGCTGGCAAACTTTTAACTAAACCAATAATAGAAAAAATTGAAGAAGAAGGAAAAAGAAAAAATATTCTAAAAAAATCAAAATCGGAAAAGCTTCCGATTGACTGACGGTGGTTGGATACTATACTAACAAAAGAAAGGCCGAGGTAGATCCTCGGGTAAATTACTATGGCAAATTTTTCAGATTTTAAGAAGAAGAGTAAGAACTCTGTCGCATCCCTAACCGAGCGTCTTGACAAGCTCAACTCCAAGGAGAGCTATAAGGACGAGCGTATTTGGAAGCCCGGTATCGATAAGGCTGGCAACGGCTATGCCGTGATCCGTTTCCTCCCGGAGATTGATGGTGAGGATAGCCCGTTCGTGGCAGTATACAGCCACACCTTTAAGGGTAAGGGTGGTTGGTTCTATGAGAACTGCCCAACCAGCATTGGAGAAAAGTGCCCTGTCTGTGCAGCAAACACTGAACTTTGGAACAGCGGTATTGAGGATGACAAGAACATTGCACGTCAGCGTAAGCGCAAGCTGACGTACATCTCCAACATCCTGGTCATCGAAGACCCGGCTAACCCAGAGAACAAGGGTAAGAACTTCCTGTATCAGTATGGCACCAAGATCTTCCAGAAGATCCAGAGCCTCGCTCACCCCGAGTATCAGGATGAGGTTGCGGTTGATCCGTTCAACTTTTGGACTGGTGCTGATTTTAAGATCAAGATTCGCAACGTTGGTGGTTATGTAAATTATGATCGTAGCGAATTTGCATCTCCTGCCCCGCTGTTTGGAGGGGACGATAAGAAGCTAGAGGAGCTCTGGAAGAAGCAGTACTCTCTCAAGGAGTTTACTGACAAGAGCCAGTTTAAGAGCTACCAGGAGCTTCAGGAGCGCCTTAAGAAGGCAACTGGCGACGATATCCGTGCGCAGTTCACCGAGTCCAAGAGCATTGAGGACGATGTGAGTGAGACGCTGGTGTCGGAAGATGTAGAGGAAAAGGATCCTCTAAAGTACTTCTCCGAAATGGAGAACGATTGAGAAAAGCCCCCGCAAGGGGGCTTTTTTTATGCCCAGTCTATTGGCTGGCTTACTCTAGATTCTTCTTTATTGAAGAATAAAAATCCAGATGAAAAAGCTGTTCTCTGTTCGGTGAACGACTTTGGATCTGGATTTTTGTTTGCTAACGCTGAAACCATTTTATACAAGTTTTCTATCGAAGGATTTACACTTTTGTTGACAATATCTTTTAAACCAGACATATCCTTTTTAACGGATTCCATTTCAGCGGGTGGAGTAGATTTAACAGTATCTGGAGACTTGTTTTGATTTACAATAAAATCAGAGTCATCTAATTGATTTGCAATTGTTGTTCTATCTGATTCAGGATATTCAAAATCGCCCAACGAGGACTCTTCTTGCTGCTCGCCGGACAAAAGATCTTCTGGATCTATCAAATAATTTTGACTTATCTGCTCTGCTTGTATGTTTTTTTCTTCTTCTGCCATTAGTGATTAAAGAATCCTCTGGAGTTCATTTTTTTATCCATCTCGATTTGCTTTTGCTCCGCTAGCAAACTGATATAAATTTCTCTCTCCCAAAAAAACATGTTTTCCAATTCTGTCAATGACCATTTGTAGTGATTTATCAATGAAAAATTGGTTTTGTAAAAGTCTACCAAATCTACAAAATTTGAAGCGAGGTAAAAAAACTTAGAGTACCGGATACCTCCTTTTCACCATCTTCTGTTATTACAGAAAAATAAAGTTCCGGTTGTTCTTTTGATATTTTTTCTATTTCTTTTACGAAAGAAAATGGCAAGTTGTCTACCATTTTTTTAAGATCATCTGGTAAAAACTTGTCTAAATCAAAAATTTCATTTTTGATGGTGATTGATTTTAGATATTTTTTAATTATGGCTGTTTCGTCTGAAAAATCTACATTTAACAGATCTTTTATTTTTGGTGTTTTAATTGTTCCAAATATACCATCTTTTATCTGGATGGTTTTGGAAGTTATGCTGTTTCTTGTTTTTATTTCCGATATGTTTATCTTTACCGGAGTATTTGATATCTTTAAATTTAACTCTTCGCCAACGCTCTTTCCCCTCATATGAAGGTAAAGGTATTCAGCATCAGCCAGACAAAGATCATCTATGTTTATACCCGAAGAATTATTTTTTAAAACAGACACCATTGCCATCAGTGAAAGTTTTTTATTTTCTTCTTTTAGTATTATTGATATGTTTTTTGAATCTTTTACCTTAAACGGGGTAAAGCTTACTGTTTTTTTGCAAAATGGTAAAACAGTTTCATAAGTCGGGGAAAGCTCTTTTGTTAAAAAATTTATGTCAATCATGATTACACATTAAAATTTTGATAATAGTCTCTGAAACCAAACAAAACGGTATACCTGAGATATTTATCAGATGTTGCCATATTCAATTCTATTGGTTGACATTCTATCGGAAATACTTCATAGAAAGAAGTAATATTGTTTGGATTTCCATTTGGATCCAGCATTTGAACTTCCATTACTACGTTATAAACTGCATCATCGTAGTAAGGAAGAATAAAAGCGTTTCTTATTCCATTGGTCGAAGATCTTGGACCAGGATAAAAGTTATTAAACCACCTGTTGAAAAAATTTAAAATGTAGTTATCGTTTGTTACTGGAAATACAATTTGCACACCATACCCAGCACTAAGCAGGTTTTGGCTTCTTGGTACAAATCTACCACCGCCAAATCCCATCAAACCGTCTTGTATCGTAAATATAGATCTAGGTCCAAGAGTAACTTGTTCTGCCTGAATTTCAACACCGTTTGTGTTCCAAACATTGCTTGGAAGATTGTAAAAGTTTACAATAAATCTGTTTGAAAGCTGCAGACCTTTGTGTCTGTCAAAATAGTCTTTTATTGTCTGTATTGCGTTTGGATTAGGCATTTGTAAAAATTTCTTTTTCTGTTAATATTTTAAATTCCATATTGTTTATTTGACAATATTTTTTAGCAGCTTCCCATTTTGCCGTGTTAATAATCCAGGTAATCTTTTCTTTCTTTGAAGCATTTTCCTTCAAAAAGGTTTGCTTTTTTGGCTTTACCTCAATCATCCAGGATTTTATCCCAGATTGATCTTTAAACTGTACCAAAAAATCTGGATAGTAGTTGTGAATTTTTTTATCAAGAGGGTTTGTATATGGTACTATTATTTCCTCAAAAGACCACTTTATAACCTCTGGGGTTTCATCCAAAAACTTGCAAACTCTCCTTTCCCAAAGAGAACGGCATACTATTTTGGTGCAGTCACCTATGTATTTTTTTGTATTTTGGGGTTTAAATACGGTTTTGTATGCCATAAAAATATTTATGAAAATGATAAATATTTTAAATGTCTACCTATTACCAATACCCTTTGGGTGCATATGCTGCCGAACAACCACTGTGGTTAAACTTTTTTTGTTCTACCTATTCATTGGTAAACGAAGAACGCACCCGGGAAGGAATACAAAGCAGGGCATTTGTGCAGATGAAATTGCCAATGCCAAAAGAACCAGGCTATGCGGTAAGACATGAATTTGGAGAGGGAACAAATCCGGTTGGACCAAATATAACCACGGCATCAATTGCAAATAGTGGTGGGATTGCAAATTTTGATATTTTGTGGAATAGAAATATTGATCCCGGGCAGTTTCAAGAAGAATATTTTAAGGCAACAAGCACTTACAGAAGATTTTCAAATATAACAGAGGCTACGCTGGTATCTGAAGCCAGAAAAGAATATTACTTTGAATATATTTTTGTTCCAAAAAATGATGCAGAATCAGTTCAAGCAGAAAACATCGTAGGTACTTTTAGAAAATGCTCATATCCAATGGTAGCCTCCGGTCTCCCAGAAAGAACATATCCACAGAACCTTTGGGTTTTTCAGCTTTCTACCGGATCACAATCATCGGTAAATCCCAGTTCAACTGCAGACTGGTTGGGTGAGCCTCTTCCGTGCGTATTAACAACTGTTACCGTAAAGAAAAATGATGCTGCAGATCCGATTATAAGATTTTTACCAAATGGTAATTCTAACGTAATTTTGCTTGGACTTGTGTTCAGAGAATTTGAAACGGGGACATATGATCCAGACGAGAATGCAGTTTTGTCTAAGTCTGAAATATCGTATAAGTACTTTAGGACTCCATGAAATACTCTGCAAATTTACCAAAAATTACTTATTCGACAACCATTGGTGATTTTGATGTCACTGACATATCATCATATTTTATTTTAAATAATGGCAGTCTAAGCAAAGCAGATATCGAGACTTCAAAAAATTTAACACTTATTGAGATGTCTGGAACCATTTATAATGATGTAAATTCATTTTGGTTATTTTTACTGGCAAATAAAAAATTAAATCCTTTTGATTTAACCAAAACCGATAATGCAGTACTGCAAACAAATTATACAACAAATACTGTTGCAAACGCAACAAGTACAGAAACCGGTCAAGATATAATAGCTCCAGCGGGTTCTATAATTTTTCCAAAAACATCTAATTCTGGTGATACTTATTCTTTTGGTGGAACCGGAAACTATAGTCTTACCGGTGGATTTGCTTTAATCCAATCCTTTGATTCATTTTCAAAACAATACATTGCAATAGAACCATTTGGTGGAATAACATTTGGAGTGAATAGTAATGTTATCTTTTTGATAAACGGATCTACTGGATATTATCAATATGTTTCACCCGGAGGCGGTGCCACTCAATCAATAAAGAAAATACAAGTTCAGGCAAATGCTACTGAAAAAATTGTTTACTCTGATTCTACTCAACTACAGGTGGTTGAAGCTTTGAGTGAAGATCTTCCTCCTACGATAAAAGGATCTGCGCCATATCAACCAACAGGTATTTCACAGGCTTTTTCATATTCTCAAATTTCAAATAACGAAAACAGAAATATAAAATATTTCTTACCTTATTCGGTTGGTTATTACAACC